TACTACTGTGCTGCTGATACGCTGCGTACGCCACGCAACCACCACACCTTTATAATTCATATATCCTCTGACCCCCAGCGCTCTTACACTGACCAGATCCACACTGGACAGTTTATTTACGATTGTTGCCGCCGAGATCTTATCCGCCTTAATTACCCCAGAGGATGTCCAATTGGATACCTCCATGTAGTCCGCTTTGACTGTGCTGGCGCTGATATAGTTGGCTTCCACGTTGCTTAGACGGGCTGATACGGCTGACAGATCAGATGTAGTCACATGATCCGCTTCCAACGATCCCACGCGGCCGCTCACCGCATTCAGAGAGTCAATGGTTGCCTTGGTGGCAATCAGATTATTCAGTTCCAGCTTGGTCACATTCAGCGTCTCGATTGTTGCATACTTACTGACCAATTCATCCGCATTTACCACGCCGACTAGATCAATCCTCTCAGCCTTGATCAGTGCCTTATCCGGTGTCAGATTTATTTCTGCAATAAGATTATCTTTCGATACCTTTAATTCAACCTCTCCTGCTACCGCTTTTATCTCCGTGGATAAACCATTTTTGATGTCTTTCATTTCCAGCCTGGTCTCTTCGACCGTCCGGGTGAGCACATTGCTCTTACCCTTCAACTGGATAATAGATTTCATTAGTCCGTTGACCTGTCCGGTACGGTACTCCTCGCCCTCCGCAGTATAGCTGTCCCGGAGTGCTTGGATGCCTTTTAATGTCCGCTGCAGGATGTAGGTATAGATGGTCTCCCGGGAGGTATACAACAGGATACCGTCTCCAACCTCCAGACAGGGATTGCCACGGGCCTCTACCTGCGCTGGTCGGTACCACACACCACTGATCACGCTGAGGACGTTGTCCGCTATTGTCTGTAGGTCTACCGCAGACTTGCCGTATACCAAAAAGTTGTCCTCGATGATGTAACTATTATTTCCATTACCAGCGATTGCCCCGATATCATTTTCTTCCTGGCGAATCTGCAGCTTAGTAATATGCTGGACTATAAAATCCTCATACTGACAGGATAGATACATGCTCTTGGATACTTCTGTTGTTCCCAGCGGATCTGCCGGGTAAAGATCATCGGACGGATACAGCTCATCCGCAGGATACAGCCCCTCTATCATCTGCTCCAGCACCACATACCGCAGCTTACCATTTCGACCGATATGACCAAAGCAGCCATTAATCTCGCAGATAGCTTCTATAACCGTCTTTCCTGGGAGTTCTCCTGGATCTATGGTCTTCTCCACTGTCATATCATCGTTAACCAGTGTGATTTCTTCCTGCTCCACACCAACATAGGCACAAAAGCTGTCTCTGAACTGTCTAAGTGTCATCGGAAATGTCAGGCTGTTATACCACCCAGACACCTCTGCATTTAGGATGTCGTACATGGCATCGTAGGCTACAATATCCCTATATCTTCTATCTGCTGTAGGTACATCAGAATCTACTTTATAAACTCCCATCATAAAAGGAGCCTCTTCGGCTCCTTCCAATGTTACGGATACGGTTATCTTTTTTCCGGCAAGAGGTATTATTCGTTCCCTGACTCTCAGTTTAAAAGTACTCGCCTCACACCTGCCAAAACTTAGTTCACTCTCTGAGCATAGTCTCTCAGTAAGCTCTGCACTTTCACCTTTCCAGTCATCTTCATTCAGTACACTCCCGTCACTACATTGTATCTGCATTCTTTTGGATACAGATGTATCATTATAAAAATCTTTATATTTATAATCTATCATTCCCTCTCCCTCTTAATACTCCTGGAACGCAACACGTAATGGCTTATACCATAATTCCATACCATTCCAACTTTTTGTCTCTACTGTATAATTTGGTACATACATTTCTCCCGATTTATATCCTCCGGTATTTACATCGAAATAAGTTACAATAACCTTTCTTTCCTTCTCCTTTATGTACGCTTTTTCCATTGCTTGTAGAAATTCTGTCATTTCCCATGCTTCCAGTGGAATCGTATTGAACTCAATTTTTGTTGTATAATGATCTGCAACTTCCCGGTATAAAATATTCAAACCATTTCTGTCAGAGTCCAGATCTGCACGCTGATCCGGACTCACCTTATAGGTCTCAATATCTACATACTTTGAAATATCAGTATCTCCCACTTTTAATAACCATGCCTGAAATGCCATCCTGCTGCCTCCCTATACATCCAGCAACAGGTAATTTCCAGTTGCCTTAAAGTACTCCCTGTTTATCTTTTTCAGTAGTTCCGCAAATTTTACACCATTGATTTCTATCGTATTGCCTGACGCTAATATTCTGATGATAGTCTCCAGCAATGTAATGATCTTATCCAGCTTTTCCGCAGATATGGATCCTCCCGATCCCGCTGCCGCCTGTGCTGCGCTTAGTGCCATTTTCTGTAACTTATCTTCCGGTGATACAATTTCTCCCTGATGCCTATTATCACCGATCATAGCAAGCTGTGGCGTATTAGCCTTGACATATCCACCATTCCACAATTTAGGTATCTGCGGTGGATCACTCGGCATTTCGAAGCCCCAGTCTTTTCCAACCAGATCTCCTGCCTTCTTTGCGACGCTTCCGATTCCATTTACCACATTGCGTAGTGTAGAATATATCAATGATATCATTGCATTCACACCGTCAATAATAAGATTACATACTCCCTTGATAGATCCCCATATTGCTTGCCAGATTCCATCCGTAATTTTCTGTAAGCCTTCCCATGCCTTTTTCCAGTTGCCTGTAAACACTCCGGTGAGGAAGTCCAACAGTCCTCCCAGTATTTTCATGGCTCCGGATATAATGTCTGACACGGTTGCGAATACGGTACTCATGATGTTTATCACAATGTCTGCCACCTGCTTGATTGTCGGTGCCAGATACCCGATAATTGGTTTGATTACGGTACTCCACGCGGCTGCAAGGAAATCGCCTACTGAGCTGATCAGATCAAGAATGTTGTCCCATAGTGGTCTGAGATTTTCTTCCCATAGTTCCTGTAACGCTTCCTTAGCATGGTTCAGTACCGGCATTGCAATATCATTCCACAGTTCTAAAACTGTCTTCTTGATATCATTCCAGGCATCTATAATATTTCCAAAAGTACTGCTCCCCTGAGACTCCCACCAGTCCGTAAGAGAACTACCAAGTTCTCCAACGATCTCTCCTGCCAGTGAAGCACATTCTCCACCGAATTCAAACAGATCTGTGAGTGTACCTTCTATCAGATCCTGGTTGTCTTTCATCCACTGGGATGTGTGTTCTGTGGAAATCTCGAACCCCTCAGCGAAGATTGTTCCCAATGACATTCCAAATCCAGTACAACCTGTCAGAATATCATTGATTCCGTTTACAATATCAGGTCCTGCTTTATCCAGTGCCCCGAGCAGATTATTGTATGTCTGCTCATTGATATCCGTAAGATTTGTAAATCCGTTCGCAATAGACTGGCTTACATCACTGCTCCAGGATTCTATCTTTTTCCTGTTGAGTTCCAGATAATTTGCAATTCCGTCCAGACCAAGATCTACTGCCTTTGTCGTAACAGCAATCTTATTCCCTATCTTGTTTCCAAGGTATCCTCCCAGCGGATCCATGATGGTCTCAATGTTTTTGACTGTAGCCTTGCCTAATGGCTCCATCTGATCCATGATTCTGGAGAAATTATTCTTCAGACTTCCGAAATCAATCTTTTTCAGACCATTGTTGAACTGATCTGCAAAATTTTTGACACCGGGAATCTTGAATGCATCTGAGAGTTTTTTTGAAATTTTATCCACACTGGCTTCAACTTCCTGCGTGGAAGTCTGCAAACCAGCGATATCTATTTCTGAAGTTCCTCCGGATGCAGAAGATGAATCTGTCTTCTGGGAGAGTAAATCCAGTTCATCAGACGAAAGTAATCCACCTAACTTTTTAGCTGCTTTTCCCGCGGCATTAATATTATCACTGATTCCCGCAGATGCATCCTCAGCTGCTGCCATCCCGGTGGCTACATCATTACCTTTCTTTCCGGCAAATTTATCTGTAAACGCTTTAAATACATTCGCCAGCTGTACCAATTTCCCCATCAGGGTATTGATAACCTTGATAGCTGGTGTCAGGACATTGATCAGCCCCTGACCGATTGCCGCCATAAAAGACTCAGTCTGCAGCTTCAGGATTCTGACCTGATTGGCCCATCCGTCGGAAGTCCGCATAAAATCCCCGGATGCCGTCGCCAGCTTACTCTGAACAAAGGAATACCGTAAGGCTACCTTTTCTGCCTCCGACATGACCGCAGTGGTCTTCCCGTAGCCATTGGCCATAGCGTAGGCATCCAATGCCGTCTGTGTCATGACGACACCAAGGTCTTTCAGACTCTCTGTTTCTCCAGTGAATACCGATTTCAGCTTTGTATATGCTTCGTCCTGAGATATGTTATAAAAGGATGCCACATCTCCCGCCAGTCCTGTCAGAGTGGTAGACATATCGTATGCCTGCTTCTCACTGAATCCGAAAGCCTTGGCCATTGCACCGAAGGTTCCTGTGTACCTCTTGGCCATCGTCTCGGACAGTCCAAATGCAGTTGCGGCATTCTGCGCAAATTTATCTACCTGTTTCGACATCGCTGGGAATGTTACGTCCACAACATTTTGCACTTCACTCAGATCTGATCCCAGTTCGATACACTTCTCGCTGAAATCTACGAGCTTTTTTACAGCAAAAGCGGCAGCCAGTTTCTTGCCTACTTTCGTAGCCAGGCTCTGGATGCCGCTCATCTGCTTATTAAAGTCCTTTTTATTTACGACCAGATCTAATCCGATCTGTCCAACGCTTGTAGCTTCACTCATAACCAGCCTGCCTTCTAAGACAGGCACATCGGCACAGCGTCTTATAACTTCAACTCAAAAATCTTTTTACAGTCCTTATTTTTACATCGGAAATAAATTCCCCTGCAATGTGCATCTTCCGTCTGCATTGCATTCACCGGATGCCCACAGTAAGGACACACTACTTTTTTCTTATCTACTTTTTCAATGTATATCGCCCCCTGCCAGAGAAATGAACGCATTCTTCAGTTGATCAAGTACTGCTGCCATATTATCAGGTGCTACCTTTTTTGCTCTGTTTGCACGCCATTCATTCCTGATTCTATGTTGTTCCGGAGTAAAATGGTCTAAAATATCCTTATCCTCCTCGGCCCTGATTGCTACGATCCGTCCCAGCGGTGTCTCCGGTCCGATTCCAATAAGAAGATCCCTAAACTCATCCCACTTCATGGTATCAATTTCTTTTGACAGCCGAATCCCGTACTGCGCCTGGAAGGATGATACGATCAGACTGTAATCTCCGATCAGATCATAGTACGGGTCACTGCTCTCCCGGCTCTTCGTCTCCCGTGATCATGTCTACTGCTGCCATGATGATTGTCTGGAAATCCTTGAACTGGAGATTCAGTTTATCGATCTTTTTCCGATCCTTCTCATTAAAAATCAGTTCATATACCGCCAACACTTCTTTAGCTGATGTACCCTTCGAAAAAATACCCATGATCTTCAGCACAGTGGCTGCATCGGAATTTACTTCTACGGTAACATCCTTAATCTTCAATACCGGGTTCTCGTCAAAACTCAGCTTTTCTGTAATATCTACGATTTTCTTTGCCATAATAGCCTCCTGTTTTTATGCTGCGGGAGTAATCTCAGGTTTTCCATTGCTCATAATATCGAATTCCAACGGTGCCACAGCTGTAGAGTCTCCTGCTCCAATGTTCTTTACGTTCACGACTGCTCCGGCAAACAGCACCACGGTTCCGTCGGGGAATGTCCACTGGACATCTTTCTCTGCAGAGCGGCCGTTTACCCACGCAAGTGCTGCTACAGCATCATTACCGGCATCTCCTACGTTACGTTTCGCAGTTACGGATATGGTAACTCCCTTACTGGTAAGCAGGCGTCTCACCCATCCTTTTTCTGTAAACGGATGCCATTCCTCTACTCCATTATCGAAAGATACACTGAATGTATCGCAGTCCGCAATATCAACCATTTTCTTTTCTACACCGCTTGCTGCCGCATTGATCTGGAACTGGTTTTCATAGCATGGATATACTCCTGTAATAGGTGTGCTCATTCTTTTTCACCTTTTCCTTTCTCATAAATAACAGCCATCTCTATGACCCATTCGCAGATACCGGCATCATCTTTTCCGACATCCTGTGGTTCATAAAGAGGCTGTATAAATTTTATCAACTGATCGTTGACCGTTACATTTCTTGCAGCCTTCACCGCATCAAATGCTGTCATGGCTGCCTTTTCTGATTCTCTCGGCGAATTATTCCAGTGAATCAACAGGGTGACATATTTTGTCCCGTAAGATGCAAGCTGTGGTCCTCCTAATGCTGTCTTATACTCCTGCTGATGTTTGCTGTTATAAACACCGATGGACTTCTCCTGCTTGTCCGGCAGGCTTCCCATATATACATGGTCTGCCAGTTCAAGGGATTCCACATAATCCCGCACATCCGATAACATCATAATCCGGCAATCCTCCTGTATATTTGTTTGTATGCTTTCTGGCAGTACTCTGATTTTTTCCCAGAGATCCAGTCCTCATACCATTCGCCTCTTGCATTCGGGTTCTCCGTCTTCTGGAAATGATATTCCGGGTGGAAATAAAGCCGTCTTGCATAGGGTGTGCTGGATATGATACTGACTTTTCCCTGGCTGCTCTCCGAATAATCAACAAAAGTGCTCTCGTTTTGCAGATTGCCGGTATCCCTTGGGAACACCTGTGCCTGCACTACATTGGTATGTAATGCCTCCGCAGTCTGCTCTAAAGCCATCACCTGTGCTTTCGTCAGCTGTTGGATCTTCGGAAAATTCAGCTTTACTGTGGAATTTACACTGATCATATCAGCATCACCTCCGTATAGTTGACTGTTCCATCCGGGTTTCTCGCCTTACGACCCTCAAGAATCCTGCGCTTACCCCCAAATATCACAGCACTGCCTCCGGATATGACCGGAAGATCAGGACAAATATCTCCGGGAAACAATGCTGTTCCGGTGATCTCTATCAGTTTCTTCTCCGTGGTCAGCACAGTTTTTGCCTTGTCCTGATAGTTACATTGTCCGTAATACTCCACTGGCTTCAATGGCTCCCCGTATTCGTTCAGTCCTTCTTGATCTATCGCAACAGAGATATCTGTCTTACATAATCTTTTAGGCACCAAACATGGATATTTCATAGGATCACCTCGCAATTCTGCAACACAGGCCTGTCTGAGTCAGTAACGAATACACATCCCGCTTCATGGCAATACCTTTTTCCATGAAAACATTCCAGGAACTTCCGAACTGTGCGGATACTCCATTAATGCTATAGCTGGATAAAATCGTATTGATTTCATCTGCATTTTCATATTCGAAATCTGCCTGCATGCAGACAACCTCTTTGATGGTCTCCTGCTGAAAAGCTGTCAGATGATCGAATCCTGCTGCCACAATCCGGTTAAATGTCAGACTGTCAATATGCCGGCAGGCCTGACGAAGTGCTCTTTCAAGCTCTCCGTCAGGAATCACGCTGCCATTATAGATCTCTGTGTACTCTTCTTTTCTTACATAAGGTTTATAGGACATATGCCCTCCTTACTCCCCGGTGTACTCCATGGTATCCACATCTACATAGACGCTATCCACCTTGCCGTCACGTCCATTGGGGAACACAAAGGTATCAGACAGAGATCTATTCTGGTACAGGTATCCGTCTCCTTCTGTATGTGTTCCGGGATTGAAATAATAGATAGAAGCAATCTTAGGAACCGTCTTACATGTCTGTCCGCATGCCACCAGTACATTGATTTTATGAGCTCCGGTTACAGCAGCAACGTGGTTACTGGTGTCCTCGGCCACCTTTTTCAGCGGAGCAAATCCGCCCTCAGTAGGCTCCCAGTCGAAAGCATCATAGAAACGCTCATCGTCGATAACTTCCATGATGGGTACACCATCGATTTCCGTTACTCTGGTCTCGATGCCGATACCACCCTCAGCGATCTGTGTAAGTTCAATTTTACGGGTAAACTCAGTGGACTGCTCCAGTGCATCCATAATAGGACTGGCCACATACGTGAGCAGGCTACCATTTGCCTTGTACCGTCTCAACTTTCCTTTCGCAAGGATGTCCTTCAGCATTCCGAATACCTTTGCCTTGGTATAAGCAGAAATAGCGGTCTGGCTGTGATATCCCTCCGTCTTCTGTGCCACCTGTGCCACACGGGAGAAGAACAGGGCATCTGTCTCAGGCACTACCTGAGTCTGTTCGAAGGTTCTGGAGATATTCTGCATGGATGCAGTTGCGTTGGTCTCATCCACATCTGCCTTGTCTACCAGGAACTGAACGTCTCTGTCATGGGTTACTGTAAACGGAACATCTGTCTGATCGAAGGATCCCATGTTCCAACCACCGGTTCTCTTGTGATTCTTATAACCAGTGGTGCTCATCTGTGTAAAGTGGAATGTCTTCGCATCCAGCCATCTTACATTAGATGTAATGAAGGGAGAGGTTAACGCTCCCTGCATCAGAATCTGCAGGAGTTCAGGACTCCACTGCTGTGCATAGTTTAAATTAGGCATATCTTATACCTTCCTTTCCTTAGTTCCACCGATTCCATCTTTTGGTCGGTGTCTGTTGCTGTTGTACGGTTGCCTGCTGTGTATGCTGCGAAGGATCTCCGCCTGTCCCTACATGAAGGAAACCTGTAGTATCTGTCTCCTGCGGCTTTAATGCAGGAATATCCTCTAGCACCTTATTCAGGGCTTCCGTAAGTTTCTCATTGCTGATCTTTCCATCCTGTCCTACTGTCTGGCTGAAATCTGCCATCTTCAGTACATAGGGAATGGATGTTACGCTGATTCCCAGTCCGACTGCTGCCATCGTCGCTGCCTGCTGGATCTGTGCCTGTCTTGCCTCAGCTGCTGCGGTTGCAGCCTGCTGTTGCAATGCTTCCACATTCGGCTGATTTGCCGCCTTCTGTTCCTTGAAGGTTGCTATAGCCTGTTCCACCTCCTGTTGGGAAAGTCCCTGCTGCTTGAAATAGGCTTTCAATGCCGTATCCTCTTTTGCCGCAAGCGTTCCATCCAACATCTGCTGGATTTTCCCATAGTCAATCTGCGGTGTTGCATTCTGCTGTGACTGCTGATCAGTCTGTTCTCCTGCCGGTGCTCCGCCCTGGCTTCCATCGGGGTCTAAGAATCTTCTTACTGTCTTGTAAAACATAACGTGCTCCTTTCCATTTTGAGGGTGTCACCCTTACTGCGATCCATTGTCTTCGGTGTCTCCGGTCACGCTGCAGTTTATTGCCTTGCTCGTGTTTGGGCATAAAAAAACACGCCATGAAGCGTGTTGATTCCAGATTATTTGTTGCACTGGTGCAATTTTCTTTTTTCGAGATAAAAATACCACCAATCTACTGACCGGTGGCTTCATGTTCTTTTACCATTCTTCGCAAACGTTCTTTATAATCCTCATAGCTTTTATCTTTTCCGATGATGTATGCGGCATCTCCCATTTTTTCGGAGAAGGATAATACTTTCCTGCGCAACTCCTGCAGTTCCTCATCGTTTTTCATTTTTTCAACAAATTCTTTTTTGAACATAATTACCTCTTTAGCACTTTCATAAATGCTTCATATAGCTCTGGCAATTCACTTTTTATGAATTCTACAGTTATATCATCCGACTGATACAATGCAGCATATATATCCGCAAATATCTCCGACTCCGCATATCCGAGTTTACCTATGTATTGTGATTCATGTCTGTATACTCCTGTAATCACATTGTCTGTTATGCATGACATTATATCACTGATGAAGTAATTGTACTCTAAATCACCATTTACAGCAAGTCTCCGTTGATACTTCTCCTTTTTTTGCAATATTTTGTTTTCTGTATTTTTTATTGCCTCTGCGAATTCAGCATACATGGGACTGCCATACTCATTATGATCAATTCTATGGGCTATTTCATGCGCCAGCACATGCTTGTAGTTCTCCTCTTCATACTGCGGATGTCTCGGATTGATAATTATCAAATCATTATCAAGATCATACGAAAATGCATATTCTGACAGTTCATCTATCTTGATGCACTCATCTCTTGTGTACTGATCCACTAAATCGATCATGATCTGCGGAGTATCCGATCTCGGCACTTTCACCTCATCAGGAACTTTATACCGGTCTTCCGTTTCCTGACTCCATTCTTTTTCCTTCGCACGGTACTTGCTTTTATTCTCCGGATCCAGTGAAAATGATGCTAATCTATGGAATTTTTTCTCCTGTCTCTCTGCATATTGCTGTCTTGCTTCTTTCCTGTTCTGTTCTTCGATATCTTCTATGTCCTTTTTACTGTATTCATTATCCAAATCCTCCAGTTCTGGAAAATAGGTAGTGTGGCTGTCTCTGCATCTAGGGTGGTATAGTCCTGCTGCTATTGCCGCGCTCATCAGGGGATATGGTCCATCCTTGGCGCTTCCACCGCTCCATACATCATCGATCAGTATCTTACCAACAAACGGTAAACACTTGGGGCAGGGATTTCCACGCTTATTCATGATCACCGTGGATATCCCCCATTCCTGCCTTTTCTGCCCTTCCCCCTGCAGATATGCACGCTTACTGGCTGTCCGTATTGCCATGTTCGCATAGTCTGCCAATGTGTGTCTGGATCCATTGGCATATTCCACACAGTTAAGACCTGCGGCAATGAAATCCTTTGTAGCCATGTCTACCGCCTTCTCATAAGTCCCTGCTCCACTGTTGGCATATACCTGAGCATTAAAAATAATCTTACGATATTGGTCATTTGCCATGCGCAGGACGGCTGTCTCAGCCTTTTCCATGTCTGATGTGGTCGCCCGGATCAGCGCCTCTAGCTTCCTCTGGTTCAACCGGAAGAATGCCGCCGATGCTCCCGGACTTACTCTTCTTGCTGGGAAACCTTTCTTTATAGCCTCCAGTATGGCTATCTCCTGCTCCATATCTCCTTCATCCCTGGCAGTACTGATCAGCGCTTCGATCCGGTTATTAATGTCTTTAAATTTTGTACCAAATCGTTCCTGATTCTCTTTTCTGTACTTTTCCAACGACCGGAGCTGCTCTGTCTGCCACATGGACCACTGCTTATCTTCATCGATTTCCTCAATCTTATGTCTTCGCATATTCCGGATCATGGAAGCAATGAGTTCATTCTCAATAGCTTCGAATGCTGCTCCGATATCATATTCTGAATTTATCTTAGGCATCTAATCACCTGCCGTTTGCATATACCTTGAATCCCTGGCTTTTAAACTGTCTGGTCAATGTCTTGATCTGCGTGACGCTGGTACAATGATCACATCGGAGTTCCGCATAATTACCTTTTTCCACTGCATAGATTCCTTTCGGGACCTGCTCACTGGCCACCTTCAGTAGCCCCTGGTACTCCTCCCGGTTCATCCGGTATGTTTTTTTTGC